GTCCACAAGGCGAGCGCGGGCTTTCGGGTGAGCCGGGCACGGTCGGCGCAGCGGGTGAACGCGGCCTGCCAGGGCCGATGGGTGAGCGCGGCGAGCCGGGCACCCAGGGTGAGCGCGGCTTGCCCGGCGATCCGGGTGCGACTGGCAAGGACGGCGAGCGTGGCGAACCGGGCGAGCGTGGCCTCGACGGCCTGCCCGGCGAACGCGGCGAAGCTGGGCCGGTCGGTCCCCAAGGTCTGCAGGGCGAGCGCGGCGAACACGGTGCAGATGGTGCGGCCGGGCCAGCGGGCGAGCGCGGGCTGCAGGGCGAACCCGGTGCGGCTGGCGCGGCTGGCGCACGCGGCGAGCCTGGGCCAGTCGGTGCAGTCGGCGCGAAGGGTGAGCGCGGCGATCCTGGGCCGCGTGGCGAGCGCGGCATGGACGGTGCGCTAGGACCGAAGGGCGAGCGCGGCATGAATGGCGTTGTCGGCCCCAAGGGTGAGCCGGGCGAGCGCGGCGATCTGGGGCTGCGCGGCGAACGTGGACTGCCCGGCCCGGCAGGCGAGCGCGGTTTGCCGGGTGAGCCGGGCAAGCCGGGCGTGCCGGGATCACGCGGCGAGAAAGGCGAGCGTGGCGAGCAAGGTCCGGTCGGCGAACTGACGGTCGCGATCCCTTACGAACCAGACAAGGTGTACTACCGCAGCCAGATCGTTGCGCACGACGGCGCAACATTTCAGGCGCGATGCGACACCGGGCGTGCGCCACCGCACCTCGATTGGATTTGTCTCGCGGCGGCTGGGCGCGATGCGCCGATGCCGAGAGTGCGCGGCACGTTCAACGAAACTGAGCACTACCTTCGCCACGACATTGTTGCCCTTGGCGGGTCGAGCTTCATCGCACGCAAGAACAGCCCAGGTGCGTGCCCAGGCGCGGATTGGCAGTTGATCGCGTCGGCCGGGAAGCCGGGCCGCCAGGGACTCAAGGGCGAGCGCGGCGAATCCGGTGCGGCTGGCGCGCGTGGTGCGGATGGTGCCGCTGCGCCGGTGATCGTCGGCTGGGAGATCAATCGCGCGGCCTATCTCGCGACGCCGCTCTTGTCCGATTCGAGCGCAGCACCGCCGCTCGATCTGCGCGCGATGTTCGAGCAATTCCACGACGAGGCTAAGTGATGGCTGACATCATCATCAAGATCATCACGCCCGCTGACAACTTCGATCTAATCTCGTTGGAAGAACTCAAGGGGGCGATGGGCATCCCCGACAGCGACACAACGCACGACGAGCAATATGCGGCGCTGATCACCCGCTTTTCCGATCTCGTGGCGACGCTGTGCAATCGCTGCTTCGCCAAGGAAGAGGTGCGTGAGACGTGGCGCTGTATGGGATCGCGCCGGGTGTTTCTCAGCCACTATCCCGCGCTTGAAGCGGACATCGCAACGGTCGAGTCGCCGCGCGGCTCGATCCTTGATCCGGGCGCCTACGAGTTCGAGGAAAAATCCGGCAAGCTCGAACTGTTCGAGACGCGCAGCGAACCGGTCGTCGTCACATACACCGGCGGTTACGACTTGCCCGAGGACGCGCCGCCTGCGTTGAAGCAAGTCATCGAGCTTCTGATCCGCGAAGAACTCGCCTACGTCAGCCGTCTCGGCATCAGCGGTGTCCGCTCAATCTCGCACAAGGATGCGCGTGTCATGTTCTACGATCCGTTCAGCGGAGCGCACGGGCAGAAAGGCGGCATGGCGCTCGCCGTGTCGGGCGGTATGACCGATCTGTTGTCGGCTTACATGCGCTACGAGGTTTGAGATGCCATTGACCCCAGGCGGCAGCGGCGGCAGCGGCGTCAACTTCTCGACGCTGGTCTACCTGCCTGCCTTCGACATGTTCGCGCGGCCGGTGACGTTCTATCCATACGAGTCGCAACCGAACGGCCCGTCATACGTGGCACGCGGAATCTTTGGCACGCGTTCGCTCGACGTCGTCGGCCTCGACGGCGCGATTTTCGCCGATCAGCAGACGATCCTCGATATCCGCGAGGTCGAGTTCGCCGTGCTGCCGCTGCAACTCGACCGGTGCTACATCGGCCCGGCAGACGCTGGCCCGGCCGAAGGCGAATTCGAGATCACCAACGCGAGCACGAACGGCGGCGGCGAGACGACACTGGTTTTGCGCAAATGGTTGCCGCCAGCACCGTAAGCGCGCGCGGGGTCACCGACACGCAAAGCTATTCTTCGGTTATTCGTGACGCATTTTTTGCAAAGACCGTTCTGCTGCCGTTTTTTCAAGGCTTCACGGCGCGCCGAAGCAAGCAACTGCCAATCTGGCAAATTCATATTCCATACCTCGGCGTCTACATCGTCAGCGAGGACATGGGTCCGGATGGCGATCCAAATGCCGGTGAAATCCGTTTCATCCATCGGCTTCAAATCGGCTGGCAGGTTCTGATCGAACATAACGATCCAGTCCTCGCCGAACTCAAGCTCGATCAGGCGTTCTGGTCGATCATGAACGGGCTGTGGCGTGATCCAAATTTGATGAACGTGATCAACTCAGACATGCCCGACAACGTGCGCGTCGAAGCAATCGAGAAGGGCCGACGCACGCACGATTGGGGCGCTGGCGGCCTCAACGGCGAGAAGCCCTATGCCGAACTGCAATACACCGCGACCGCGATGTATCGCGCCGAGTACGGCGCGATAGTGACCGACGACTTTCTCCATCTCCATCAGGAAAGCGTGTGGCTCAAAAAGGACGGCACGGTTCCTGATGCGAGTGAGGTGCAACGCATCATCACTGAATACGAGTTCAACCCTGCAAAGGAGACGGCAAATGACGGAGAACGCTAAGAACAACGGCATGAGCGAGCGCGCGAAATTTCTCAAGGCCAGGAATGATCGGGTCAGGGAGCTAACGCCGAAGCGGCCGATGCTCCAGGTCGAGCCGACGAAGGACGACTATCGCAAGTATCTCAAGCATCCAAACGGGACAAAGTTTCCGCAAAACAGCGGATCGGCCCTTTGGCCCCAGGACCGCTTCACCCGACGTCGTATCGCGGACGGGTCGGTCAAAGTGATCGAGCAATCCGCGCAGTCGTCGTCTCGTTCGCCGCCGCAGCCACGTCAGCATCGCGGCGGCGCCGCAACGGAAACGCCGACCGGCTGATCTTCTCAAACCAAACCCTGCCGACCGAGGGGCTGCATCGCGCGGCCCATTTTTCGTTTCGTCAACCTGAAAGGACAAAGCAATGCCCATTAGCTTTTCCCAAATTCCATCGAACATAAAAGTCCCGCTCTACTGGGTTGAAGTTGACCCATCGAAGGCGGGTCTCCCGCAACTTGGCCTGCGGGCGCTGATTGTCGGCACGATGCTCGACGCCATGAATGGCGGCCACGCACCGCCAGACGTGCCGCTTGCCATCGGCTCACAGGCGCAGGCCGACGCAGCCTTCGGACAAGGGTCGGAGATCGCCCGTATGTTCAAGGCTTATTTCGCCAATAACTTCGCAAACGAAGTGTGGGGATTGGGCGTGTCGGAAACTGTTGCTGCAACCGCAGCGACCGGCACGATCAAGATCACCGATGTGGCAAGCGAAGCCGGAACAATCCATCTCTATATCTGCGGCGAACACATCCCGGTGAATATCCACTCGACTGACACCATGGATAGCATCGGAACGTCCATTGCCGATGCAATCAACGAAAATCTCGATCTGCCCGTGACGGCGGTGGCAACGGCTGGCGACGTTGTATTGACTTGCATCTGGAAGGGCGTTGGCGGCAACGAGATCAATGTGAGCCTGAACTACTACGGCCCGATTGGCGGCGAGATTTTGCCGCACGATCTCGGGATCGAAGTGCCAACGACAGGCTTTCTCACCGGTGGGGTAGGCACGCCAGACTTCGCTACTGCAATCTCGAACCTCGGCGAGATGCCGTTCGAGTATGTCGCGATGCCGTATACCGACTCCAACAGCTTATTCGACTGGAATGAGGAGTACGGTTTTACGGACCTTGGGCGCTGGGGCTGGGAGCGGCAACTCTTCGGGTCGATCTTCTCGGCAAAGCGCGGCATCTATCCGGACCTTGTAACGTTCGGTGCGACGCAGAACTCGGGCGTTACCTCGATCATGGCGGTCGAGGTGGGCAGTCCATCGCCGTCGTTCGAGTGGACCGCCGCATATACGGCCAAAGCACAGCGCGCGCTCTCGAATGACCCGGCCCGCCCGCTGCAGACACTCACGCTCAACAAGATCAAGCTCGCCCCTTTGCACCAGCGGTTCGACTTCGTGGAGATGAACAGCATCGCATCGAACGGCCTCGCGATCCAGAAGGCTGGCAGCGACAATCAGCCAATGATCGCGCGTGAGCAGACGACCTACCAACTCAATCTGTACGGTCAGAGCGACGACGCCTACGAATTGGTGACGACGCTCGCCACGCTCGCGAAGCTGCTGCGCAATCAGCGGCAACTGATCACGTCGAAGTATCCGCGCTGCAAGCTGGCCGACGACGGCACGCGGTTTGGTCAGGGACAGGCAATCGTCACGCCTGGAATTATCAAAGCCGAACTCGTCTCGCAGTACAGCCTCGATGAGTTCAACGGGCTTTGCGAAAACCTCGCGGCATTCAAAGCCAACCTCCTAGTCGAGCGTGATTCGAATGATCCGAACCGCCTGAACGTGCTCTATCCGCCGGACCTCATCAACCAATTGCGGATTTTCGCCGTGTTGGCGCAATTCCGCCTGCAATACGACCGGGGCATCGATACCGCGATCATTGGTCCGCAGATCGGCGTGACCGGTATCGCGCCCGCCGCCTGATCCAAACCAAACCTCAACAACTCAACCCTAACCAGGAGCCACGACGATGGCACAAAGATTCGCGGGCGTTGCTCATCTCAAGATCGATGGAAATGAATACGCCTTGCGCGGCAACTTCACCGTGTCGCCGACCGGGTTCGAGCGCACGATGATCGCAGGCCAAGATCGGATTCACGGGTACCAAGAATTGCCCCGTGTCCCGTACATCGAAGGCGACATCTCGACGTTGCCGGATTTGAGTCTGGAAGCCCTTGCGGCCCAGACCAACGTCAACGTCGTCGCCCAACTCGCCAACGGGCTGCAGTACAGCCTTGAGGGAGCAACCTGCAAAGGCGGCTTCGACAACAACACGCGCGACGGTCAGGTGCGCGTGCGATGGGAAGGGCTGGTCTGCCATGAGATGCCCATCGGTGCGCCCAGCACACCGCCGCCAGTCGGGCCTGGGCCAGGGTGATCGTCATGAATGTGCCTGTTCGTCCTATCCGCGAGGGGTTTCAGGCCGACGACCCGAAGCCCGTCGCACCACCCGCACCGGCACCCGCTGCACCAGCGGCTGCACCGGTCGCTGCCGCACCAGCGCCAGCAGCAGCCGCACCGCCTGCGGAGCCAGATACGCCCGCAATTGTCGAGACGTGGCCAATCAAAGTCCCGTTGCGACACAAGGCGCTCCGCACCGACAGGCCAGAGGAGGTTCGAGAGCTTTTGTTTCGCGAACCGACTGGCGGCGACATCAACCGATACGGCAACCCGTGCCGCATCGATACGACGGGCGAGGTCATCATCGATGAACGCAAGATGACGATGATGATGGCCGCGCTCTCGGGCGTGCTCAGTCCGCATCTCGAACGCATGGACCCGCGCGACTGGAATACGTGTGCGTACAGATTGCGCGGTTTTTTTATTCCGGAGCCGTGGTGGTAGGTGAGGACGAAAACATCGTCCTCGACTGCTACTGGCTCGCCCAATGGTACCACCAGAACCCGGAGGTGTTTCTCGCCATGCCGTTGTCTGAAGTCAGAATTCATTTGATGCGCACCGCAAAGATCGCCGAGCTTCGGCGAAGTGCGCGTGCGTCGGAAGACGACAATGGCAACTGAATACGAAGAACTACAGCTAACCGTCAATCTGCAGGACAATGCTTCGCCCGGCCTGCGGAAGATCAATGACGAGATTGACAGGATGGGTGGTGGCGAGGCCCTGAAACAATTTCATGGCCACGTTACCAAAGTTGGCGACCTGACGAAGGTACTCGAAGAGCAGATAAAGAAATTCGCCGGGCACGACTGGGGCCGCATCTTCGGCGTAATGTCGAAGGGCGCGGGCGAACTAACAGGAGCATTAAAGCCACTAACCGAAGGCTTTGGGGCGGTCGGCGAAAAGGTTTTGCCGCTTGCCGGTCGCATCGGCGCCATTGCTGGGCCTATGCTCGTCGTCGCAGGCGCCGCAGCGGAAGCATATAAATCACTCGACCGCTTTTCGAGAAGTACGGACGCCATCACCGTTGCCTCGCAGAGGCTCGGCTTGCTCGGCGGTCAGTATGAAAAATTAAGCCAACAGATGCGCGATGCCGGTTTGACCGAGTCGCACATTACCGAAAACTTGAAGGGGCTGTCCGATACATTGGCCGACAAGACGAAGGGGAACAGTCAGGTTATTCAGCAATACCTGCAAGGAGCGGGCCTCGCCGTCGCACAACGCGAAGCCATGATGCAG